GTCCCAGCACCTTTGATGCAGGCACCCGCGGTGCGACATCATCTGAATGGAGGCGTCGATGGCTGGGTCGGTGTTGTAGGCGACTGCATAGGTGTGCGTGTGTTGCATCGCCAGCAGCATTGAGCCGAACGGAACAAGCGAGGTGAGAACGTCGGTCGATTTTTGATTGTTCTGGATCGGCAGCTCGTTCACATCCGGCATCGACTCAAACTCATCGAACTCGGAGTAGTAGAGAGTGTTGGCTCCCTCGCCGCTGGTGGATACGCCCATCCACAAGCGATCTTGGAACGCCACGGCTACCGACATATCACTCCGCGGCTTGCCGAACCGATAGGCATTGACGCTGCCGTTGGGCAGGACAATCGGCATCGCGGCGTAGTTAGCCCGCTCTGGATCAAACAGCGACTCATCTGTAAGCGTATCGGTGCCAACGATCTGCACTCCGTTGCTGGACGGCAGGCCATAGGCTTCGAGTCGATAAAAGATGAGCGACTGATCGGCGCTCGTCCTCCATAGCTCCACCATGTCTGCCCGAGCAGGGGGCGTTACGCCGGGGAGCGACCACTCCATCTTGGAGGAGTGTGAGCGGTCATCATTGGGGCCGGCATCCACATCGGTGATGGGCGAGAGATCGCTGTAGGAGATCGGCTTCGACATGTCCCGCACCAAGGCGGTCGTGGACTGCCCCTGCGTGAGCGCCGTGATCTCCCGGTCGATCTCCACTTGAGTGTTCGCGATGCTCTTTACCCTTGAGCCGAAGGGAAGGGCTGACGAGTCCAGCACCATCCCAGGCTCAATGCCCGAAACGTCGGAGAGCGTAAGCGTTGTGGCCGACTCTCCACGGGTTGCCGTGACCGTCTTGATCACAGTTTCCGAGCGATCTACGAACCGATACGCGCACCGATACTTGCCCCGCATGGTCGGCCGCATGACGGGCGTGAGCTGGGCGGCGCGGGCCGGGGTGAACAGCTCGGGGGCCACCGTGTAGCCCAGGCCGGGGTCGATGATACGCACCGACTCAATGCGGCCGTTCTCCACCCGCGGCTCGACCGACAGGCCGTACCCCTGCCCACCACCTCGCACCTCAATGGTGGGCGGCGAGAAGTAGTTCCTGCCCTTGTTGCGGATGACCACCTGAGAGATGTGGCCCTGCGCGGTGGCCGAGAGCGTTTGAAGGGTGGTTGCCGTCCACGTTATCGTCTGGGCCGGCGTGGCCTGGGCGACCGTCTGGGTGAGTCCACGCCTATAGAGCGTGAGCGAACCCGTCTGTCCGTTGGAGTACCCGTCGCCGGGGATGGTGACTTGAACGGGAGTGATCAGCGTGTTCGGCGGCCCATGCGGCGTCAGGTTGTCGGGCGTGTTCGCCGTGAGGCGATACTCAATGAAGCGGCCATTGGGGTTGTACGGGCCATGCCCCACCCGCACCGTATCCCTGACGGTGGACGTGTTGTAGTCCACATGCTGGGCATACGGATTGGCTTGATAGATGCGGAACGCGAACAAGGCGCCGTTCTGCCACCCGCGGCCGGCGTCGGTGATCGTGATTGAGCTGGCGGTGGCCGCTGCCCCGTCTGGCGTGATGCCAACGATCGGTCGGCTGGCTGGCGTTGCGGGCGACCACCACGACAGTCGATTGGTCTGGGCCTCCTTCACGCTTGTCGGACGGCATTGACCGTCGCTGACCACCCACGACTCGGGGCATTCGGTGAGCGGGATCCTGACCTCGGGAGCCACGGCATCCGGAAACTCATCAAAGGCTTCGAGCCTGGTGGCGATGGCCGCACCGCCCAGGCTCTTGATCGACTTTGCTCGAGCAGAAGGCCGAAGGCGAAACCGCAGATACTTGGCAGTGACGCCGCCAATTGTTTCCTGCGTGACATCGACATCGGCCCGCGTCCACTGACTCAAGTTATTGGAGTAGACTCCGGTGCAGAACCAGACGCTTATCTTGCTGTAGTCGGGGAAGTACACATCAGCTCGCCGGCCGTTCACCGATCCGGAGAAGCCGCGGACGAACTGACTCCCGCTGGCCTGCAAGCCGCCGTATCGCGAGTTCTCGGCGCTATTGGCACGATCCTCCAAGGAACCTTCCCAGTACTCTCCATAGAGGTAGCGGGCAAACGTGTCTGTGACCGCGACCGATGAGGTGCTGGCGGTGCTGAGTCCGTACCCCAATGCCTGGGGCGAGAACTCGACCGTCGCGTGCGCACCCTCGCCCGTCGTGGAAGACGAGGTCAGCGGGATGGTGGCGTAGAACCGGCGGAGGTCGGCATCGTACTCGGCCTTCGCTTCACTGATCTGCGTCGGCCGCGAGAAGGATGCCTCATAGGCCGTACCAGCCACCGGCGCCCACGTTGAATTGGAAATCGTGACCGTCGAGTTAGCGGTGTTTATCGCCGTGACCGTCACCGTCGAGGAGTTAAACGGGGCCATCGCGGGGTACATTCGCACGATGTCACCGACCGCGATGCCAGCCACGCTGTTCAGCGTCAGCACCGCACCACTGTTCGCCCGCACTTTCTCGGTGGCAACCCGCGGCGCCGACAGGTAGAGAATGCTGTTGCCGTCTGTGCCGTTGGTTGATCCGTAGGTTTCGGTTGAGGTGGCAGCGGTGCCGGTGACCGTGCCAGCCGCCGTCTCGCTGAACCCAGCCATCACGCGAGCCGTGGTGGAGATTTCGCCGTAGGCCCGGAAGCCCGTTCCGATCTTGTCGATGGCCGCCTTCAGCTCGGGCTGGCCCTGGTAGTTGGCGCCGCCGTCGAGGATATCGACTCCCACCACGTTGCCGTTCTGGACAACCGACTTCAGCTTGGCTGGCCGGTCGGGGGTGCCGCCGATGATGGTGATCTCTGGCGGATCGTAGTAGGCACCACCGCCCTCCTTCACATCGATGCTTTCGATGTAGTAGCCCGACCCCGATGCCGTGACCGAGGGAGCTGAGAGCGGTGCGTCCAGCCCCATGTCGAGGGCCACGTTCCCCAGGTCGAACGGCCGGTACATCTTGGGCCTGGCACCGTGGCCGTAGACGATGAACATCCTGCCGTGGCGGTCTTCTGCTACACAGAAGTTGGCGATATTCGTCAGGTTGTTGGGAGAGAGCGGCTGGGTATCGATGACGCGAGCCTGGTTGCCATCGACCCGGCGGATCATCCAGACATACTCAAACGGATCCTCCAGGGCGTTCATCTGGGAGATCGTGAGTGATCGACGCACCCGAACCTTCTGAAACCAGAGGAAGTCAGATGGGCTTCCGAGGATGGACGCACGGCGGTAGAGGCCGTAGATAGTCTCATCGTCATACTTGCCGTAGATCTTCCGCAGCCCCTTGCGAGCGATCAGCATCCCCGGCCGGCGCGACTGAAGGTTGTTGAGGACGCGCAGCTCCCCCGGCCGCAGCAGATACTGCGAGGCGTCCTCGTTGTACCCAAGCCACTGCCTTATCTTCATGTCACATCCGGCTGGATGGATGAGTACCAGCCCGCCGATCGGGCCGTTGAGAACGTGTAGCCGCTGGGCCGACCAGAGAGCGGGGCCACGTTGTCGAACTCCATTGCGAGGCGAAGGTCGCGGGTGAACACCACCATCGCCTCATTGAACGGCTTGCCGGCCATGCGGGCATACCACATCTCGCAGGCACTCAAGATCGCCGTGTACATCTGCGGGCTGGCATCAATCACATCAGTGATCGAATACTTCGTGTTGGCCGGCAGCGTCACCGCTTCGCTCGAGTACAGAATGCTGGGGGATGGGGTGGTGTTGCCGACCACGCCGCCGTCATACTCGTCGGGGTTCGGGATCCCATACGGGCCTGGGCGGTTGTAGACCGTCTCGCTGCTCACATAGAGGCTGGTTGCGGAGTTCCATTTCTCGATCCGCCGCTCCATCACGAACGGCATGGTGGAGCCAGATGGGTCTGCCTCCATGCCCGCGGAGCCGAAGCGGATGTATGCCCCCGCACAATCCTGCGGAAATGCCGTACCCACCCCGGTGACGGTCGGGACATTGATGGAGTTCGGGAGCGTCAGGCTCACGGTTCCCTGCCGGCAGAGCCTCTCATAGCCCATGTATTTGATTGGCTTGGGGGCAGCTCGGTAGGTGTAATGCACCACCGTTCCGGCCGCCGGGACGCCAACAAACCGCACTTGGTAGCGATCTGGTTCACTATCTGACCGCATTACGGTGTAGTAGTAGGGTTCACCGGAGCCGCGGGTGTTGACCTCGAGCCGCTGCCACTCTTGGGGAGTCAGGTAGCAGTGCAGCGTCCCGACCGTATTGGTCACCAGGGAGTCGATGTCTTTGAGGTCGGGCGGCAAATCGTAGTAGGTCTGCGGGTTGACCGTGACGCCGCTGCCCGTCTTGCTGGCCGCCACATCCACCGTGACGATGTTGCCGTTGACGCCTTGGATGCGGATGGGGGTCGGGAAGTACTCGGCACTGACTTCCACCATCCGGCCGGGGATGAATCCCTTGGGGTCGGCCACCGTGATGGTCTTGCTGCCTTGAGTGATCACCGCGGTGGTGGTGATCTGCTCGGTCGTGAACGATCCCGTGCGGGTGTGCCAGAGCCAGTTGCGGCACTGCATCACCTCTCGAACACCGTGCGTGACGGCCTGCCGGATGGTCGCATGCTCCCCGTCCTGGGCGCCGCCGCCAGCACTGGAGAGCAGGAAGTAGACGAGGTCTTGGGCGGTGTTCATTCCTTAACCTTCCTGCCGTACTTCTCCACGACCATCGCCCGAAGATCGCTGGTCTTCATTGAGGGATGGTTCTGCCGCTCGTGCCGCATCATCTCCTTGGTGAGACGCTCGCTGAGAGGCTTCGACTTGGGGCGATCGACCGGAGTTCCCTTATGCTCAACGGAACCCGACACGGTCAGATTCCGCTCCATCGCCACGCGGCGGATGTCATCCACCGAGGACACCCATGCCTTGGGGTCGGCCACGCCACGACTGTCAGCCAGCCCGCCTGCGTAGTACTTGCCGCTGACGCTGATCCCCGCTCGCTTTGCCAGAGTCACGATGTTTCGGGCGTGATCCTCTGGCATCTGGTCGAGCTGCTGGTTGTTCATCCGGCCCTCCATGAAGGCGCGGTCGGTTCCCTTCACCCCCGGCGGCCTCTGAAGGGCGCACATCTCGGCCCACCTTTCGGTCGCCCCTTCGGATCGCAACCTCACGAAGAACTCCTCCACGCTGCGGCCGGCGGCTCGGACTTCCGGAGGAACGTCGATCATGCCTTTTGAGGTAGGCGAGGGCTTTCCCAACTCCATCAGAATCGTCTCCCAAGAGGGCTATGGCAGAGTTGCAGGCTTTGCACAGCAGCCCGCGGATGACATTCGTTTCATGGCAGTGATCTACGCACAGCAACTTTGCCTGGTCGCAGATTTCGCACCTCCCCTTGTTTCTGGCCTCGAGGCGGCTAAATGCTGCCAGGGTGATTCCGTACCTCACCCATAGATTGGATTGGCGCTTTCGCAGAGCCTTGTCCATCAGCTCACTTAGGGCTGGAGTTCCTGCGGAATCTGAGGAGGCTCCTCCGGTGCCGGGAGGCCAGGAGGAGGATCCCCTGCCGCCGCAGCTCGGCCGTCAGTGGGAGGGAGTGGCGGCGGCGCGGCGGCAGGGGGGGCGGGTTGCGGAACCAGATACGGAGATGGGTCGATGTCGAGACTGTCGGCCCAATCCTTGATGAGTGCGTTGAACGGATCCACCACGCCAGCCCCCACCAGGCCAGAGAGGATCGGCCCGAGCGTCTGCACGGCGAGCTGCATCTGCTCGACGCGGGTGGCCTTGTTCGGCTTCCTCGCACTGCCGGCCTCGACGCGATAGAGGAAGTCGCGAGTCAGGGCGACGATGTCACGCTGCATGACATGCTGCCCCCACGCCGCGGCCCCAAGCGGGCCAAGCACCGGCACGACATCCTGCGGCTCAAGCAGCCAGCGGGCGGCAAGGGCTTCGCGGCGAGACAGGAGGGACATGGTGTCCTCGAGTTCGTTCGCCATGTTGTCGGGCCGAACCGAGATGTTTTCGTTTTTGATGTTCGCTTCCGCAGCCGACCGGAACTGGTTTCTGGTGTAACCGTAGGCCAGCTCGGTGAGGCCGGTGCGCTGTGCGAACAGATCCGAAACCGCGCTGATGATATCCCAGAGATCCTTGGTGACTTGCGGGAACTGGAACACCGACATCACATCCTCAATGCGTCGGCCCAGCAACTCCGACAGTTCCACAATCTTGAAGCCACCCTCTGATGGAGAAAGGATCTGATCCTTGAGATCCTGGTCGGCCGCCTTCTGGACGGCCACCATCGTTTCGCATGACGTTGCGATGCGGGTTGCGAGGAACGACATCGCCCAGTTGAGCAGCCGCAGCTCACCGATCGCCGGCCGGATGTGGCTGATGGGCCAGGCGTAACCAGGCTTCCAGTGGAAGGCCAGCGGCGTGAAGGGCCAGCCGTTCGGATCTGCATAGAAGGGGATAGGCCAAGAGGTGCGGGCCACCAGGCTCTGCGGGATGCCGAGCTGCGGATCGACTTCCTCGTCCATGACAGACGGCGGGATGTTCAAGGGGTATTGCACACCCTCGCACACCACCAGATAGACATACTTGCCCAGGCTGTCGAAGACGCCCTTGTTTTCCTTGGGGGCGTCCTTGAAGCGGTCGCCCATCCCG